AATAGTCGTTGTTGTATTTGGTTGCATTCACGGCATCGTCGTAACTGAAGATGCCACAGGCCTGTGCGGCCACTGGATCACGGAAGGTCCAAGTGGGTATGTCCATGGTCATGCCGTAAGTGGCTATGCCCATCTGCCATTTGAGAACTTTTTCTCTCTGTGCTTCGGCTTTTTTGTCTGTGAAGTCAGCCCAACGTCCAGGCCACACACCCTTGGCGATCTGGAACCCGCCCGAGTCTGCCAGCATGATAGTGTTGGGATTTCGGTTACGCACCATGTCCTCTTTGGGATCCTGCTTGTTGAGATCCAAGTTGGCGTGACCGGCTGAGTACAGGCTCCAGCGATAAGGGAACAGACCTTTCTGTGGATTCAGCCAATTCAACTGTTCCATGTCTGGTATGCCCGGAGGCATGCGTGTCTGTTCTACATACTGAGTAGTCCTTTGCCGACCGATGTAGGAAGCATAGAAACTGCTTATGGCCGGCAAGAATACAGCGTAGTCGTTTTGCTTGGCAGTTAAATTATCTTGACTCACGATTTTTCCAATAAAAACTTGCCACAAAGAACGCAAGGAATGACGCCAACGTAATTACTGTGGGCACAACTAAATTAACGTTCTTGCTCATAAAGTAAAAATAGTTTACAGCATTCATGGCCAGCACTGTGTATAGCATGGTTTCTTTGCGGACCCATCCTAACAAGATATTACCAAACGGAGCAAAGAACAATACCACAGGAGCCGCGGCCAACCACATCAAGTAAACATCTGGATGAACAGCATCCAAGAACAGGCTACGATAAGCAATACCAAACACAGTGATCACGGCCATGAGAACGATGCTGATGTCGGTGCTGACCTTTTCTTTCATGCCATAATAGCAGGTTAACGCGATGTAGATCAACATGTCTGACCCTGTGCCAAACATGGCTGCCGCACAACCACCTATGAATGAAAATATGCTGAATGTGACAAATCTTGAACCTTTTAACTCTACATCATCCTGAGTTCCACGACCGCGACTGACCAGGTAAGCCACGATAAATGCCAAAGCCAAGCTCACAAACAACATCTGTATGGTTTTGAATGCTATGGCACCTGCCATGGCTGTCATAATCACAAAACCTAACATGTTCACTGCCGCATAAAATGGTATGTGTTTAAATGTGCGTAGGTCATGTCCTTTGCGGGTCAGGATCCATATGGCCGCTGACACCATGCCTATGCTTTGTATGGCCAGACTAAAATCTCTAGCGGCTGTGGGTGGTATGTTGAAATACAAGCTCAAGATAGGAAATGCCACAGCACCACCACCTTCGGGTGTAAATCCAGCCACAGCACTTCCAAAAATCATCATGAACGCATACAACCAATGTGTCTCGTACAAAGCAAAACCCGGACCGGTTAAGATCAGGTATAACCATGTTGTTAATACAGCCACGGCCCATACAGGCCAAATGTGTTTTTTGGTCATTATTTGCTTTGTGCTGGAAGGATATAGTTGTAAACAGCAAGACCACTATCCACAGCGATCATGGCAGCACCATCGTCAGAGATCTTCATGACCTTGTCACCGGTAAGATCCAAGATCGAGATCACCTGGCGTACTGGATATGCCCATGTTCGTTTCAGTGCACCAGAGATGCCAGCATGGAACACAAATTCGCCGGCATGTGTGCTATGATCACCAAAGTTAAACTTCAGCAAGTCACCATCGGTCTTGACCTGGAAGTTAATCTCTTCGCTGTTGGCCTGTGCCTGCATCTTGAGACGTTGCACTCCGGCCACTGTGGGTTCAAATTCCACGTTCCAGTTGGCACCCTTGAACTTCACGGTCTTGAGTTTTTCTGCCACGATTTCGGATGCCATGAATCTGTAGTCGTTCTTAAAGTCGCCGGCAGCATTCTCGAAGTGTAGGCCCACGGGCGAATCTACCCCATTGCGATCCTGTCGCTTGACAGTGATAGTGGCATTTTCTTTGTACTCGGCGAGGTTTAGTAAGATTTTCAGTTTATTGAGATTGGGCATGCCGAAAGTACCGATGAACTCTGGTACCGGGGCTAGGAATCGTCCTTCCACGACCACTGATCGATCTTCGGCGATGCCGCTGATCACTGTTTCTTTGTCTGTGCCTGTGATCTTGACAAGATCAATACAGCCCAGATCGAAAGTGTGTTCTACTAAATCTAAAAGATAATCTCTCATTCATGGTCTCCGTTAAGTTGATGATTTCGGGGTTACTGCTGCCAGTGCCTGTCCGCCTTTGATGGATTGGGCGGTACCGGGTTTGGTGATTTCCAGCCAGGTGTTAGGACTATGTGTGTCATATCTGAAAGTGATCTCATAACCTATGCGTCGTGCCAGTTGTTCGACCAGTCTACCTGGAGTATAGCACATGTAGTTGAGCTCTGTCAACACCACACCGTGTGCTAGGTCACAGTTGTTGTAGGTCATGGCCAAAGTACCACCCGGTCTCAGTTTCTGATAGATCTCGGTGAGATATTTTCCTATCATTTCAAAAGGTCGGAAATTGAATATGTTATAGGCCAGCACGAACCCAAATTGACCGTCTGGTAGTTTGCCCAGTATGGGTTGATCCTGTTCTTCTTTGACCACATAAGGACGCAGGCGGCGACGGTACGGATCTTGGAATCGATCCAGGGTAGGCTGTAACAGTTCATGCCTGATATCTACAAGATACATGGGATCGCAGGCTACCATGCTGTCGATAAAAGTTTCTAATCCTGGGCGTATGATCATGCCGGCATGCTGCCAGGAATCGTACTTGTGGATGCGAGAGTGCAAGAAATTATAGACATCTTCGGTGATCTCTCCGAATCTGCGATTCAGGATGTATTCGTCGGTCTCGTGTGGCATGAGATCTCTATAGAGATCGTAACTGTTGGCAAAGTATCTGGACTCTTGGCTGGCAATGACTTCGGTGATGTCTTCCAAGAGATCGTCCACGGTACCTTGGAATGCAGAAAATTCACGATTCACACGATCGAAGTTGTCCATCAATCTAGGTGTGAACTCTCCGAATTGCAATTCATAACCGGCCACACGTTGCACGATGTCCCCTAACTCAGAATGTGCTATGTCGGCTGAATGTCGCACTGACAGTTCAGAAAGCAGTTGTTTAAATTTTACCAGTTGGCTCAGTTTCATCAGAATTCAAACAGTGTCTGGAAAGTGTTGTCGGTATTGGTAGCACTAGCGAGATCCCAGTCCAGCACGCCCAACAAGTTATCGAGTTTTTGATCTACCACGGTAGCTTCCATTTCGACGTCATCAAACGGCAGATCTCGGAACCACTGCGGCAGATGTAATTCGTCAGTGGGATATCCGATCGAAGTCCACCCCAATGCATTGCTCTTGAGTTTACACACAATGGTCTTCATACCGTCCACGATCTGCATGGAATAATTGTCACCGTTCATCCGTCGCATAGTGTTCCAGTTCATGGCCGCACGCACGTGACCAGGCATGTTGGCACGACCTTCACGTTCTTCTTTCTTGGAATACTGGGTGAGATTGTTCACACGCTTGGGCGAACCTTTTTCCCATCCCGGACGTTCCGAGAAAGAATATTTAAATTCACGTACTTTTTCCACGATCTCGTCTCGGCCGATGCCTTGTAGCACATCGTCAAGTATCTCGCTGAGAAAGTCCTGGATCACTTTGGGTGTGTCAGATCTCTTGAGGTCCAGCCCCATGGCCTTGACCTTGCCAGGTTTGCCGTTGATATCCACACGCTTGTTTTCTTTGTCATAGTACAATACCGCATAGCGTTTCTTGGTGATAAACAGACCGCGGCCGGCTACCAGTTCTCGACCGCCTCGTATCACAGTCCCTAGTTCTCTGGGGCAGTGGAAAGCCTGTTCCATAAATCCCGGAAAAGATTCATTGATCTGATCTGAGATTGAGTTATAGAGTGAGATCACGATTTCTTTGGACCATTCCATGCGTCCCGCCTCCACTTCTTCTTTCACAGCCGGCCAAGCAGAAAAGTAGCACGAATCTGTGTCGCCGTAGATGATGGCATCGCCGGTGTGATCGTAGCGTCCAGTGATGCACTCGTTGACATGGGCGTCCATGTGTCGGGCGATGGCACGACCCGTGAGCGTGGTCGACTGGCCGATGCGTTTGTCAAAGAATCTGCAACCGGGATTCAAGATAGCTCCATATAGGCTATTTAGATTGATCTTCTTGACCAACTGTCTTTTGTCCCAGTATTCTTCATCTTCTTTGGTGGTGCACTCTTTCAATTTGGCCTGCATCTCTTTGCGTTCGGCATACCAACGCTTGAGCAGGCCCGGAATCACGGCTTCGGTTTCATAAGTGAATATGGTTCCGTTGGCCGACATCATCCAAGGTTGATTGGAATCGAAAATCATACGCCATACTTCCGCGGCCGAATGTACAGATTCTTCTCCGTCCTGCCAGTCTATGGTGATCTCTGTGCCACGTTGCTGTTCCATGACGGCAGTATATTCCAGGGTGCCAAACAAGCCTTCCCAGGCCGCGGCAAAACTGGCACCACCTCGCTGTTTGTCTGCGATGTAACGATCTGTCATGATAGGACGCAATTGTCCTACAATGGTCTCGGGGCCCATGTTAAGAGCACGGATCGCACTTGGGTACAGACTGTTGATGTCGATTGAGCCGACCCAGTCGTGCATGCCTTTCTTGGGATAGGCCACATAAGCACCCGCGGCTTGTGTATCTTCATCAGTGAGTCGCTCTTTCCTCGCAGGTACCATCATGCCACGTTCATGGGCTTCATTGATGATGGCTTGCTCTGTCACCGCCACGGCACCCATGGTAGTGGGCAACAGCACAGTATTCTCATGTGCCAAGGTGTTGGCTAGATCCAGGAACCGGAGTTTCTTGTCGATGTCAGCAAGACCGCGGACGTCTTGGCGGTTGTACTCGATGAAGGTTTTCCAGTTTTGGTTGTAGAGCTGATCCAAGGTACCTTCGAACTTGGTTTTTCCTCCCAGTTCTTCGTATTCAAGGATGGCATCCAGGCTATAGGAGTGTCGTTCTTCATAGGTGTATTTCCTGTAGAGTTGCATGTAATCGAGATGCACACGGCCGATGAGATCGAACGTGATATTTTCAGCACCGAAACGCTCAAAGGTACGCTGTTTGGGCAGCTGATCCCAGAGACAGAATCGTCTGGTGTCGTCTTTGCTGAGCACTCGCGTGGTACGCTGGACAGTATAGGGTATGTCGTAACCCTCGGAGTTCCAACCTGACAGCACATCGGCATCCTGGATGATGTTCAAGAAGGCATCCAGCAGATCTCGTTCCTCCCAGAACACGAAGGTATTAGGGAATTCTGCCGCGATCTCATCCGCAGTTTCTCGTGACATGTGACGTGGCGGTTTGACCAGGGTCACAAGCTGATCCAACCAATCCAGATACACAGAAATGGCCGTGATAGGATTGAATGGATCCTCGGGCCGACTGAATCCACGCTCGGGATCGAAATCTACTTCGATGTCGAAAAATGCTGTGTGTAACCGAGGTGCATCTATGCCTTTATAGTTTTCTTCGAGACAACGGAATATGGGATTGATGTCGGCTTCGTAGAGACGCTTGCCTTTCTGTATGGCCATTTCCTTGCGGAACTCTTTGGAGTTGCGAGTGGAAAACCGAGCCACAGGTGTGCCATAGATCGATCGGAACTTGCCACGAGGATCATCGTAGTAGAAGGTGTATGTTGCCAGATGTTCTTCGTAGTAACGCTCGCCAGATCGGCGACCTACGATGTGTATGCGATCGTGATCACGATCAAATAATGCGTCGATGTAGCTCATTTGTCCTCTGTGGCTTGTGGCCCACTGTGCCTTGATACATGCTGGTTCAGCCAGCGACTCTTGTTAGTGTTACTTATTTCTGGCAGATTGTCAACCAAATAATTTTTCCCAGGTCCAGAATCCACGCCCGAATCCGGGTTGTCTTTTTTGGGTGTCCCACCGGAATCGGAATCGTCCTCGTGCCTCGGGTATCAAGATTTTTACCGGTGCTGGCCAGTCTGTGAGGGCACTGGAACTGGGGCACAGGCTGTCCTGGAAAGAGATTCCGTCTCGCAGGACCACAGTGGCCGATGCATAGTCGGATAGATCCAGCACAAACTCGAGATCTTTGTGTGCTGTGTCTGGTGTCAGAATCAGTGCGTCTTTGATGACCTCGCAGGGCTGTACAAAATCCGTGGTCTCCAAGGCCTGCAGATAGTCTCGAGGCAAACATGGATCGGCCAGCAACACACGAGGTTGGTACTCCGGGAGATCGCTGTCCAACAGACTTGCGTAGATGTGGGCATCCAGCCTCCAGGCATCTGGTATGCTGACAGCATTTGGTATCATGGGATACAGATTCTGCCAGAACTGCTGTATGGTAAAATTGCTCTGTATCTGATGCCCGGTTTGCTCACAGATGATGACATCCACTCCCACGGGCAGATCCTCTTGGATCATGGTCGAGGCATCCGCACACCACACAGTATGCCGGCCCTGGTATCCCATTCTATCCAGGATGGAGGATGTAAACCGAGCACGATCGGATTTGATGTCTACGCCGTAGTAGTGGCTACACCCAGATTCCAGAGCATAAGCGGCCATGATGCCCGCACCGCAGCCGATCTCAAAAACCCTGCGGCCCTGCACCAGAGCGGCCAGGTTGTCTCTGTACCATCGATTGCGACCAGGATCGTTGAGAAACGTGATGCAGTCATTGACCACATGATGCCGGAACATGGATTACAGAGTCTTGCCCACAGTGGTCAGGATGGTTTCTAACAGGGCATGATCCTGTTGCTCTTTGCCGAATTCGGCCTTGTGTGCCAAGCGGATGGCTTTCTTGAGGATGTTGGGTTTGATCTCCAGTTCCTCGGCCACGGCCTTGATGGTGTCATTGAGTCCACCGTTCAGGGTCTCGACTTCATGCATGACCTGCATGCCTTCGTTGATCATCTGTGTGAGTTTGGCTTTTTGCTCTGCTGAAAAATTACGGTTATCCATGTGAATATCTCCTTGTGCTTGATTATAAAACGGTCTTGGGTATCTGTCAACCTCGTATAGTCCGTATCATGTGATCCAGATTGCCCTGATTGAATCGGTCACAGTTCTGGGCAAACAGTCCGCTGGTCATGACAGCATGGTTGTGCAAAGTACTGTCACGTGTCATGGCATAGATATCCTGGGCAGACCATGCACCCAGATTCTGGATCAGATCTACCAGTCGACGCATACGAGAATTGTTGCCCGGATCTAGGTCAAACGACAGATCCAGATCTCCGTAGTCAAATCGCATGCCCATCTGTTCCAACCAATGATAGGAATGATACTGTCCAGCCGGGATGAATGCAGTGCAGGTCAAGACGGATTTGAAGGTTTTTTCTGTGAGGAATGGGCCAGGTGCGATGTACTCTCGTCCTTGGTCGTACATGAAACTGTAGTGGAAAGATTCCTGCGTGAAATTCAGTGCAGAATTGAGATAGCCTGCGTGTAGCAC